ATGAAAAAGGAGTTTGCAGGAACTCTCCTGACCAGCTTCGGCATGATGGGCACAGTTCATCTCTGCCTGAAAATGCCCGGTTCACTTGGAGATACGAACCAGTTCCTGGAGGAGGCCATTGGAAAGCCTGTTCTGGTGACTGTGGAGACCCAGGAGGTGGCGGATTGAGGATGTGCCGCCCCTGCTCCGTGGCCTTGCAGAGCACCAGGACCGCTCTGGGGGAGATCACAGGCCGCCTCAGGGAAGACGAGTACAACATGCACAGCTTTCCCTCTGACCTCAGAATGAGCTTCATGATCATGGCGGAGATGGCCCGCATGATGCACCTTCCCGGGCTGGATAACGATATTGAGGCCCTGGCCAAGGCCGTCATGGACCAGGTAGAGCCCCTAAATGCCGATCTCTCTGAGATTGCTTTGGGGGTGCAGTGGTGAATTGGACATCACCTTATTACAAATCCTTAAATATAATAAGAATTACTGTTCCTTTTAATGTTCAGGCTTCCCGGCCCGTGAGCAGACCCTTTTTGGGGGACTCCATCGATGTTTCTTGAGTCGCCCCTCAGAGAACCTGGGACACGACTTGCCAGCGAATATCACGGTGGCAAAGCAGGCCGTTTCTGGCGTTTCGAGAAAGTTGAGTTTGAGGACATTACCCTCTTCCGGCCTCGAATGTGTCCACACTGTAAACAGGATGCTGTAATTTTCGACGAGCGACAGATTCCCTATTGCCCGGTTTGCGGCACTGAACCCAACAAGTCGCCGCCCAGGAGAAGATCAAGGCCGGAAATAGAGCAATACAGGAGGTTGAAAGCGCAAAAGAGAGGCAGAATAATATATAAATGATGAAGTCAGATACGTTCTTTAATGGAAGAAGTGGCGCTATTCAAAGAGATGGCCAAGATAGACAGTGAGCTGCAGGCCATGATTGAGGTCGATCCGGAGCTGGAGGAGATCTACGTTGAGGAGCTGGGTGAAGCTCCCGGCTCTGTGGTCTACCTCCCGCGAGCCCCAACGCCGGAAGATTGGGCTGAGGCCGCAAAGTTGGCAAAGCAGAAATAGAGGTTTTTATGCCGTTCAGGCCAAAGGATACATTAAGAATGCTAGCGGACGCTGGCGCTGATCCTGATTCGCTCCTCATCCTGGAGCGTCAGGAGAAGGCGGATTACATCGAGCTGGGTCTTCCCACCCAGGGCATAGCCAAGGTCCTGCAGATCGAGGGAGTGCTCAGGTCAGAGGGCAAGAAGAAAATCAATTATCATAAGCAACGCAGCATCTGGGGCAGAGGCCCTCATTACCCCGTTCTGAGGGATCACTACAAGAAAAATAGGATGGAGTTTCGCATGGCTCGCGGACTGCCTTTGTAATGGGGCTCTTCGTAGCGATTATTGTGCTAATTCTATTCAGCAGAATTTTATAAGCATATTTTCCTACCTGTAAAGCAGGGGTTTGCGCGCCAGAAAAGAGCCATTCTTATAGTATCTGGTATCGCGCTGGTCCAGGAGGTTAACTCGTCCAGGCTTTTTGTCCCGGCCTGGGGTTTGTATCATGATACAACTTCTTAAAATTCAGCCAAAAGTCAGGCAAGGATAGGACCTATCTTCTGTCTTGGCCTCCTTTGTGTCTATCTACGTCAATCACCGGATAGCTGGGGCCGGGTTGGTGCAATATCCTGCATTTTCCCCCATTAAATCAATTTGACTCCCTTATTTTGGCTCGACCTCAGCCCGGAAATGACCGCCCTTTGGGAAAATATGCCGCCATTCTCTGCGGAGCCCTCTGTCTTCTCTCAGGGCGGTCTTTTAGAGCTTTAAAGAGGTGAGAAGACGAGTATAATCTTAAGAGCTGTGCTCATATTCGCCATCTTCTGTCTTGCCGTGATGCTTCCGGCAGACGGAATTGTAGAGATCAAGGAAGATTTCCTCGGAAACGGTGAGTTTCAGACCTTCACAAATCACGATCTGGCCAAAGATAGGGCTTTTTGCAAGGGAGACCTGGCCTATGGCCGAAGTCTCACTTTCTCCGGATCCAACGGCTCGATGTTCTCAGGCTTCGAGTTTGATGGCCTGGGCAGTTATCTGGTGGCCAGCCCGGAACATCTCCTGAGGCTATCTGAGCTCTCTAATCTCAGTGCCCAGGCCGCCATCAACTACAGATCCGGCAGCCAGGCGGAGAAAGAGGACATCTCCTCGGAATCCAGCAATACCCTATTCCAGGCTTCTGGCCGGGGCAAAGTCCGGGAGCTGGTGCTTTCAGCAGGACCCAAAGGCAGGCCTGTAGATCTCACCAGCACCTACCACGCCGGAACTTTCAAGATCAACAGCTCGGCCAGGTTCGAGGTTTGAGTTTCGCAGAGAAGAAGAATTTGGAGGTTTTTAGTCATGAAAGGATTCAATTGTTGTGGTGATGGACAGTCAGGCGAGCAGGCTTGCGAATGTCTCCCTCAGACTCTGGAGGATCAGGTGACTCCCAACGGGGCCCGTCTTCTGGCCGTGGACAGGGAGAGGACCTACCGGACTGGAGACGGGAAGCTCTGGCTATCTCGTGAGGATTACAAGGCCTGGTCTCGGGAGCTGGGTCTGGAGGTGGATCCAATCATCTGGTTTACTCGCATGGGCCATCCCCTGCCGCCTGATGTCAAGGTATGAAGGCGAGGATTGGGCCGCCCAAAGACTACGAAGATATACGTGCCAAGGTTGCCGAGGCTTCAAAACTGATGGCTGAAGGCCTCTCGGAGGCCAAGGCTGCCAAGAAAGTCGATCTGCCAAGATCCAGCCTTCAGCAGTATATCCAGCACGGCGTGCCGAATCTGGGCCTGCCAAAGGTGCCGAAATCGACCCTGCCAAGAGTCAAAAACTGCCAAGAGGACTTGGCAGGGGTAAACCGAGATGCACTAAGCCTGCCTGCCAAGAAATCTCAGCCGTCGCAACGGGATGTTTTTGGGAAATTTCAGCCGGGAAATTCGGCAGCATCTTTAGCCGATAAACCGACACGCCAGGCTCGCGTGAAGTTTGAGGAGGCTACTCCCAAGGTTGCCGAGAAAATCATTCGCATCTTCGAAGCCCTGCCCGATAATGAACCCGAGCTGGTGCTGGCCTTTGCCCGAGAGATTTTGGATCGAGGTCTTGGCAAGCCCAAGCAGGTCGTGGACGTAAAAGAGTCCCGAGAGTATATCGAGTACAAGTACATAGAGGAGCTTATCCTTGCCGACCCTGAAGCCGTTCGACTCGCGGCTTCTCTTGCAGAACGCCTGGAGGGCAACGCCGGGGACATTTGCTCAGAGGCTCTCGGGCGGGAAGTGGAGGCTCTACCGCCATCTTCGTGAGCTGTCCTTTCTGCTCACCCAAGCCGTGGCCGGACGCTGTCCCAGGCTCATTATCAGCATGCCGCCTCGCCATGGCAAGTCGGCTTTAGTCTCTCACTGGTTCCCGGTGTGGTTTCTCGACCTATTCCCTCAGTACAGAGTGATCCTGGCCAGCTACGAGTCTGATTATGCAGCGAGCTGGGGCAGAAAGGTGAGAAACACCATCCAGGAGCATCCTGGGGAGCTGCGAGTTGAGATCTCAGGGGACTCCTCGGCAGCCGACCGCTGGGACACGACAGAGGGCGGCGGCATGAATGCGGTGGGCACTCAGGCAGCAGTTACTGGCCGCGGTTCTCAGGTGATGATAATCGATGATCCCCACAAGGACCGAGAGCAGGCCGAGTCCCCGACTATGCGGGAGAAGGTCTGGGATTGGTGGACCGGGACGGCCAGAGAGCGCCTGGAGCCTATGCCCTGGGCGCCCTTCGGGGTCGTCATCGTCATGGCCACCCGCTGGCATGTGGACGACTTCACCGGTCGTCTGGTTGGCCGCAAGGTCGATGCCGAAGCAGGAGGCCAGAGATACTCTCCTCCCTGGGTCGAGTACCGGCTTCCTGCCCTGGCCGAGCTGGAGGATCCTTTGGGCCGGCAACCTGGAGAGGCTCTCTGGCCTGAGAAATATCCTCTGCCGTCTCTGCTTGCCATCAAGGAGGACATCGGGCCTTACAACTGGCTCTCTGAGTATCAGCAGACGCCCATCAGGAGAGAGGGTGCCCTCTTCCACCAGGAGTACTTCCGGCCGGTGGAGGTGCTGGGTTAAACAAAGCTTCTGCCCCTTCTCCCCTCTCATCCCCGTAGCTGTTCTGCCCGTCATCACAGTTGATTGGAATCCATGAAATCATGATTCAAGACTGCGCCTATGAACTTCCCGTCATCGAGCGGTCGTCTCTCAAGATCGGCACTTTCATTGATTTGGCCACCAGCACGAATACGCGCGCCGATTTTACGGTTATCGCCACCTGCGGCCTGGATGATAAGGCGAACATCTACATCCTCAATATCCTTCGTGGCCGGTGGGAGTGGCCGGATGCGAGAGAAAGAATCATTGAAGAGATCCTCTTGCATGAGGTCGGCCTGGCCGGGGTGGAGACCAATGGCTTTCAGCTCTCCTCCTTCCAGGAGCTGGTCCGGGAGAGCCGCCTCCGTAATGTGGCCTTCTATCCCGTTTCGGTCAATAAGGACAAGGTGAGCCGCGCCTTGCTCTGCTCGGCCCGCGGTGCCGCAGGCAAGTTGTTCTATCGCAAAAATGCCTCCTGGTTTGAGACGCTGCTTTATGAATTCACCAATTTTCCGGGAGGAGATCACGACGACATAGTGGACGCTGTCACGGGATGCATCGAGCTTCTAAACAATTTCCAGGCTGCGGCCCCGGTGGTCTCGCCTGGCGTTCCCAAAAAACGCAGTAAATGGAGAGGGAGAAGATAGTGTCGAAGAAGAACATGAAACTGGTCGAGATGGGCCGGACGGGCCTCACCCGCTTTGGCGGCTACATCTCGGAGGAATGGCTTCCTGAACTGCAGGGCAGAAAGGGCGCTGAGGTCTATCGAAAGATGGCCGACAGCGATGCCATTGTTGGTGGATACCTGTTTGCCATCAAGGAGATTGCTAAATCGGTTCCCTGGTTCGCAGTTCCCGCTAACAGCAGCGAGGAAGGCCAAGAGGACGCCAAGTATCTGGAGAGCTGCATCTACGACATGTCCATGCCCTGGCCCTCCACCCTGGATGAGATCCTGAGCATACTGACCTTCGGCTGGGGCTACTTCGAGAAGGTCTTCAAGATCCGCCGAGGCCCGCGGCAGAAAGATCCCAGGTTCCATAGCCAATATAGCGATGGCAAAATAGGCTGGGCCAAATGGGCTCCCCGAGCCCAGGAGAGCCTGAACGAATGGATCTATGACGAGGACACCGACACTCTCATTGGCATGAGCCAGATCCCGGCTCCGGATTATCAGGAGCGCAGGATTCCTCTCAGTAAGGCTCTGCATTTTGTAACCACTTCATCAAAGGGCAATCCTGAGGGCCGGTCTCCCCTCAGAAACGCCCGGCGAAGCTGCTATATGAAAACTCAGATCGAGGACCTGGAAGGAATTGGAATCGAGCGCGACCTCGTTGGTTATCCGACTCTCTATATTCCATTGGAGGTCTTCAAGAAGGAGACAGACGAGGCAACTGATGCTTACAATGATTTCATGGATGTGATCTCCAATATCCGGAGGGATGAAGCTGAGGGCATTCTCCTTCCTGCGGTCTTTGATGCCAACGGCAACCGGCTTTACGAGTTCAAGTTGCTCTCCTCGTCAGGCACGCGCCAGTTCGACACCAGTCGGATAATAACCCGCTATGATGGCCGCATTGCTCTGACTGTTATGGCCGGTTTCCTGCTCTTGGGCCAACAGAATCAGGGCAGCTATGCCCTTTCTGAAACCATGTCCAAGATGTTCTATCAGTCGTTGATGTCTCTACTGGACAACATCGCCGAGACGATAAACACTCAGGCCGTCCCAGAGCTCTTTGAGCTTAACGGCTGGGAACGCGATGAGCTTCCTTATCTCGCCCACGGAAAGGCCGAGCCTGTCAACCTTGAGGTGTTGGGCAACTTCCTCGGAAGGCTTACTGATATGGGCATGGTGCTGGACGATCGGCTGGAAAATCACCTGAGGGGAATTGCCGACATGCCCTTGAGAGACACGAAACAGGGGCCATCTCGGCGTAAAGCAAAGCCTGCCCCAGTTCTGAGAAAACCACAACGGCCAAAGAGGCAGGAGCTGGCCGATGAAAGCCAGGAGAGTGTGGAGGTGGCTGCCTGATGGTAAACGGCTGGTGGTGGAGATGTGGAAATAGCGCACCCTGCAAAGCATGCAAGGAGAGAGAAGGCCAGTTCTTCCCTCTCTCTGTTCCTTTTCAGCAAATTCACGATAATTGTGTTTGCTATCCCGAGTTGTCTGAGATAGAGGATCCCGAATATTCTGAGATGCTACCGGAAGAGGAAATCCCTGGCCTGCAGAGGATCGACTTTGAAACGAACGAGCCCGCAGCAGAAGTTCCTCAGATAGGTGATGAGGATCTGAAATTTATCATGCCCCTGTCTCCTGATGCGGGCCTGGGAGAAATGCGTCAAATCCCAACTTTTCAAAAGGATGTGAATCCAATGAAGTACTTTTCCAGCTTTGACGAACTCTGGGCTTATTGCGAGCCATCCCTTGGCAATGGCACGGGGCTCTACGTCGAGAAAGCCGGACAGAAGCGGGCCTTCGCCACCCGCCGCGAGTTATCGATCCTGGACCGCTGGGCCGGAGGAGCGACCATCGTCACGGGCGGAGCCGAAAGAGCCGTGCTCCTCAAGGCGGAGATACAGCCGCAGCGTGTTGCGAACGCAAAGGCGGTCTTTGTCGCTGCCTCTCCTAACAGGATCGAGGTAGCGAGAGGAGTGCCCCTGGCCGGCGAAGGCAGGAGGCTCTTTCGCAAGTCCATCCTGGATCCTGCCGGCCTTCAGGAAAATGAGACCGGTTTTCTCTACCTCGTGCCCCGCTGCCTCAATCGTGAGCCTCGGGCGGAGGAGGTAGACGCCTGGAGGCCCTGGATTTTGCAGCAGCTCCAAACCATGGACCCCAGGGTAGTGGTCTCCCTGGGAAAAGCCGCCGCAAATGAGGGCCTGGCCGGAATTGCGATGCCTCATCCTCATGCCGTCCTTCGCAATGGTGACTCCGGGGAGCTGGCCCGGAAGGTCAAGCGCCTCAAAGAGGCTCTGGCCGAGGCCCAGAACCTCGATCTTAATTTAAATAGTTGGAATCTTAAGGATGTTCCTATCGTCGGAGACGAATTTCACGCCCCGATTTTCAAGGCCGATGAAGAACGACGCTTGGTGTACGGCGTGATTGCCGAGTCCGATATGATAGATGCTCAGGGCGATGTGATGAGTGCCCACACTATCGAGGACATGGCCCACGAATATATGATCCGGTCCAGGAAGTTCGACGACCGGCACAACTGGAAACAGGCTGCTGCTGCGCTTGTGGATTCCTGGGTCTTTAGAGAGAATGTAACCCTCTTCGGACAGCTTATCAAAGCCGTCTCGTGGGTTATCGGAGTCAAGGTCTTTGACGATGTGATTTGGCAGAAGATCAAATCAGGCGTTTACAAAGCCTTCAGTATTGGAGGAAAAGGTGTACGGGTCCCAAGAGTACGATTTGGGTGAGGTGGAAATCAACTCTGGAGACTGACGAGAGCTGGGTCTCCGGGGTATCTGAGAAGCTGATACGGCTAACTCTATACTATAGAGTCTAGACAGTATAGTATATAGTATAGAGTCTAGAGTATAGAGTCTAGACTATTGAATCTAGACTCTTCTGCATGTCTGGCTGGGATGTGGCTGAGACGAGCGAAGACGCCTGGCCTGGGGTCAAGGCCGGGCGGTGCGATGTAAGCGCCCTGCGGGATCTTGCGGCTTCTCGTCCCTGCGCCCCCTCAGGATTACTGGCGGCATCGATCTCCTGCCGCCGGGTGTCAGGCTCTTGTGGAGGTTCTGCCTCAGTTTTCACGTCTTACCACATGCTATCCTAACTCCGATAAGTTTGTATAACCTGCAAAGATTTTATCCATTCTTTGATTGGATCTAAATTGCCTCTGTCCGTCTGATTATTCCAGTCTTTACGGAATGAATTTACGACAATTGCCAACTATCGATTAAACAGCATCGTTTAGAATCAAAAAGCCGCCATGGAATCTGGAGCGCAACATCAGACCTTACGAGGTCGAACGTGTATTTATAAAAATATCTAATGCTTTTAAGCTGGCTAGAAACATTGTATAACCGACCATGTATAACTTGCGCGGATCAAAAAGAAAAGCTAAATTTCAATGGAAGCTACTTAGATAAATTTTTATACAATCACGTTGAACTAATAGAGATAATATGTCCACAGTTAAATTTGTAATAATCTTTGTAGTAGCTATTTTATTAAGTATTGTGGCAATTGAAGGAAAAGATTATGTGGTTAATATCTACAACGTAGATGGTAATAAAATGCCTATGGGTGGTGGGCGAATTGACGTATATTTTAATGATTTTGATACGGGCAAACCTTATTATTCATTTGCTGAATATAAAGGCGGCGAACCATATATAATAGTAAAATTGACAAATGGACCAAATGCTCTCAAAAGTATTATAGCATACCAATATCCTCTTAGTAGTCTTAAAGAAAAAGAATATTGGGGATTAATTCAAGTAGATAACGCAAAGAGCACTGAAGTCTTACAGCTCACACGTGACATGCCATATATCTCGGCGTTTACAGTTAATGGTATACCTGCGTGGCAGCAGAAACAGACAATTAAGAAAAAACAACCAATGATATTTAAGATTACCATAAAAGATAATTCTTGGCAAGAAGGAACTATTAAGATGTATGTTACGCCTATTATTTTTATAAGGGAGAAAGGATGGCGTTTGTTTGGAACAAATGATATAGCCACAATAGATAGTGGTATCAAAGATATGGGAGATTTGAACAAAAAAGGAGTGCGAACCCAATCATGGGAAATAACCTATACACTTGATAACGAAGGGACATATGAATATAATGTTAAAGTGTTAGCTGACGTGGGGATGCATCCGTGGGGTAGTGCGACTCAATATAAGCCTTCGGGTCAGCCTGATATTTCAGACCAGTGGGACTGGATTGAATTCGATGTAATAAAATGATTCTGGACAAATGTGATCCTAAAAGGAAGAGTGATTAGCGAATGCGGATCGGTGCTTTTATTCTTATAATCGGGATGGTTCTCTTTTCTATACCGGCCCTTGCTGACGATGTTGATGACAGCATTAAGGCACTTCACGATAAGAATTGGTACGTTCGAATGGAGGCTGCTAGATCCCTTGGAGCGGCAGGTGATCACAGAGCGGTAGATCCCTTGATTCAGACCCTCCAAGATTCAGATAAAACCGTCCGAGTCGAAGCGGCACGAAGCCTGGGGCTTATTGGAAACGCGAATGCAATAGAATACCTCATTCGCGAACTTCAAGATAGTGATTCTTATAATAGGTGGATAATAATACAGGCACTAGAAGATATATGCCATGAGAATTTGATGTTAATATTAATTGGGGAACTGGAAAATAAGGATAGTTCTATTCGCTTGGCAGCCGCGTGGTTTTTAGGATACAAAGGAGACACGATAGCTATTGACTCCCTGGTACAAGCCCTTAACGATAGCAATAGCTCCGTTCGTGCAGAGGCTGCGTGGGCGTTGGGAGCAATAAACGATTCCAGAGCGATTGGACCGCTTGCTCAGGCAACTAAAGATAATAATAAGGATGTTAGAGTAGCTGCGGAGGAGACACTTAAAAAATTTGGTGTTGAAATCAGCAAAACTAATTTTGAAAAACTATCAATACCGTTAGTGCAAAACACAACAGGAAAAGCTCTCCGAGGAGAGAACAGGACCTTAGACGAGGCAAATAACGATTATGTTTACTCACTCCAGACTACTCGCGACGGTGGCTACATTCTGGCAGGTGTGACGATGTCCTACAATGCCGGGCCCGGGAACGCTTGGCTAATCAAGGTCGATGCCAATGGAAACGAGCTCTGGAACAGGACCTTCAGCAAGCCAAATGATGACTCAGTCCAGCCTACTAGCAACAGCAAATACATCTTGGCGAGTGGGACATGGTCCTACAGGGACTGGGACGCCTGGCTAATCAAGGTCGATGCCAATGGAAACGAGCTCTGGAACAGGACCTTCGGCAGGCCAAATGATGATTATACCTACTTAGTCCAGCCTACTCGCGAGGGCGGCTACATCCTGGCGGGTGGGACATGGGACTACAGGGACTGGGACGCCTGGATGATCAGGGCTGATGTCAATGGAAACGAGCTCTGGAACAGGACCTTCAGCAAGCCAAATGATGACTCGGTCCAGCCTACTCGCGAGGGCGGCTACATCCTGGCGGGTGGGACATGGGACTACAGGGACTGGGACGCCTGGATGATCAGGGCTGATGTCAATGGAAACAAGCTCGGGAACATCTTTGACAAGACCTTTGGCAGGCCAAATGAGGCCAACTTAGTCCAGCCTACTAGCGACCGTGGCTACATCATGGAGTGGTCGTCCTACAGGAACAACAGTGACTTGGACGTCATTCTGATCAGGTCCGGGCCCAGCAATAACCTGCTCTGGAACAGGAGCTTCGGCTGGGCGAATGATGATTATGCCCACTCAATACAGCCTACTAGCGACGATGGCTATCTCCTGGCGGGGGTGACGTTGCCCCACGGTGCCAGGCCTGGGGACACCTGGCTGAACAAGGTAAACTTCGTGGAATACTCATATAGTGTAGTCCAAGAAGTTTAGGTACAACAGCCCATCCTAGATCTCAAGAGTATGTATAACCGTTAGATAAGACCCTTCATTTTTTGGCATATAAAAACCGATGTATTCGCCGACTCAATTTTGACCCCCCCCAAGAAGGGAAGCCTCCTCTCTCCAAGTATGCTGAGAGGTGAGCACTGATATAGAAAGACTTTATACTGAGCGATATAAGGTAGTACGCAAGGAGGAATGCGCAGATGTCAGCCTTAAAAGCAATTGGACTTTTGATTTTGTTTCTGATGTTGGCTACTAGCTTAAGTGTCGGACAACAGGTATTTGGTTGCAAATACGTATGGAACCCATCGTACGGCGTAAAAATTGATAGCTATAATCTCCCAAGTGGGACGTTCGCTCCCGGAGCTACTGTAAATTTCTATGTCTCTGCTAGTCGATATGGTTGCAATGAAGCTGGATCACATACATATAACATTGCCTGCGGGCTCAACGGCCCGAATGGGGTACAATATCAATCAACAGGCAACTTGTTCCGTAATAGAGGTCTCGCCTGTGGCCAGTCAGTAAATGGGGGGCTCTCAGTAACTATTCCGTTTGGTGCACCCAGAGGGACTTACTCACCGTTCATTGTGGTCTCAGATGCAAGAAGCGGATATGGTCAGGACTGCAAGAGTCAAATCAGTAGTATAACAGTAAGATAAAAAGTTATCATCTTTTTTAGTTGCAATGTTGAGTGCTGCTGCAAAAAGTTTGAAACTAAAAAAACGCTTTTTTTGGTACATGAATCGTCTTTCTCTGTACTCTTATAGATCGCAGCATATTTATATAAAACACAAGGTGTGGGAGAGACCATCATGGCCTTTGATAAAGCTATCAGGCTAGATCCCAATTATGACGCGGCCTGGAACAACAAAGGCATTGCTCTCAAGTTGCTCGGTCGCACTACAGAAGCCAATGCTGCCTTCGCCAAAGCTAGAGGGCAAGGTTATAGTAGCTAATCCCAACTCCAAGCAGTGCATATAACCCGCAATCCATCCTATCTTTTTTCGATATGCATGAAACCACGAGATATTATTATAAGGACTCTTCTCTTCTCAAAACCCATGATGGTGCGCGACAATTCTTATTTTGCTTTTCGCTTTAAATGATACCGGAAATCCGATATCTACATATTGTAAACCCAAATTTGTCAAAAGTATAGGAATATGTTGTTAGCCGTAATACGATTAAGATCGATTCGGTTTTCCGTATAAGGCAGTACATATAACTTGTAAGTTCTGGGCACACATCCTCAAGCTCTAGATTCTCTCCGCCCCACAGCTACCCCTCCGCCAGACACCCTCTGCACAGGGGTTAAATAATTGCGGATGTAATAAGGGTATTGTCGGAAAAGAGATACGCTGTTCGATTTTCAAGGCCGATGCGTAAAGGCGCTTGGTTTACAGCGAGGTCGCTAAAGCCCGATACCGTAGATACTCAGGGCGACGTGATGAGCGCCGAGACCGTTCGAATCGATGGCTCATAGCTACATGCTCAGCTCCCGGAAGTTCGACAACAGGCACGACTGGAGGGCGGTCGATGCTGCACCTGTCGAGTCCAGGATTCAGAGAGAGAGGCCACGATCCTTCTTGGTGAGAAGATCAAGGCCAATTCGTGGGTTGTCGGCGTGAAGGTATTTGCAGACCACATCTGGCAGAGGGTTCAGTCCGGAGAATATCAGTCGCTTCAGTATCGGGGGGCGCGGTTTGCGTGTCCCAAGAGTTCGATTTGGATGAGGTGGAAATAGACTTCATCTCGTTCGTTCCGCGTGGGGCGAACCGGAAGAAGTACTTCCTTGTGAAGGAGGACAGACAATTGAAAGAAGACATTCTCAAATCGATACTGGAGACTGATGAGGGCGAGGTCTCCAGGATCGTGAAAGAGGCCAGGCTGGAGGGCGAGGCGGCCGGGGTTCTGGAGGCAGCGGCAAAGCTGCTCAAGGCCTACAGGGACGAGCTGCCAGAGGACGCCCTGAAGATCCTGGCCAAGGCTTGCGGACTGCCGGAGTCCGAGCCGGTGGTGGAGAAGAACGACCCCAAGAATGAAGGAGAAGGGAAAGAAGGTCCTGCAGAAAGCCTGTCCAAAGAGGCCATCGAAAAAATGGATCCTGGGACTCAGGCCGTTGTAAAGCAGCTCCTGGAGGAGAATGCCGTAACCAAAACAGAGGCCAGGGAAGCCAGGCAGATTGCCAAGGAGCTGAAGGACGAGAAGATTCTCAAGGAGTACGTCGAGAAGGCCGAGGATCTGCCCCATCTCCCCATTGCGGCCCTGAAATTTGCGCCGGTCATGAAGGCCTTGGGAGAGGAGCACCCTGCTGAGTTTACCGAGGTCTACAGAGTCCTCAAGGCGGCAGATGCTCTCCTGGAGAAGAGCGCCGTCTTCACTGAGATTGGCAAGGCCGGACAGGCGAGCAGCGCCGAGGGGCAAATCTACGCCAAAGCCAGGGGCCTTGTGGCCAAGGATGCAGATCTGTCCTTCGAGGAGGCCGTGGAGAAGGTCATGGACCTGGAGCCGGAGCTGTACGAGAAGGCAGAGCAGGAGCGCCAGGAGAAGGCCGCCAGGCGGAAGGAGGCGAGATAAATGGTCATGGAAATTCCTGGAGTGCTTGCTCCTTTCGAGGCTGCCGCCAATCTCTCTGCCAAGCAATATTACGTCATGAAGATCTCGGCCAGCCAGAAGGTCAACATCTGTGGAGATGGGGAGTCCGGCGTAGGCATACTGCAAAATGACCCTGAACTCGGCCAGGAAGCCTCCCTTATGATCTCGGGCATATCCCCGGCAATCTACGGAGGGACTGTGGCAGCCAATGACAACCTGGCCTCAGACGCATCTGGGAGACTGGTAACGGCCGCCGCTGGGAAAAACGTGATTGCAGTAGCAGTTGAAGCCGGATTGGTAAACGAATATCATCCCGTGGCCCTCGTCCACAAAGGACCAGGATTTTTCCCGGCAGGAGTGCAGGGGAACGTTCTCTACTTCAATGGCACCAACTGGGTAGTTCTTGCCCCAGGAGCAATAAACCAGCTCTTTAAGACTGGCGGAGCTGCCGCCAATCCTGCCTGGGCCAATGCAAGAGGCCAGGAGATCCTGAGCATTCCCATTAAGCTCGCCAAAGTGGCAAACGGAGATGTGCTGACAAATTTCATCCCCGGTTTTGCAGGTACTATCAAGAAAGTAGCCTTCGCTGTGACCGATCCCGTGATTGCAGCCAGCAAAGCAACAACTCTCAACATTGAGATAAATACCACAGATATGACAGGCGGGGCAGTTGCTTTGACTTCTGCAGTCTGCATGCCACTTGGCGCCGTAGTCAACGGCACGGCCGTAACAGCAGGCAACGTATTCACTGCTACTGATAGCATCAGCGTAGAGGCATCTGGCACCACTGCCTTCACAGAGGGCGAAGGTGTGCTCATGATAGTGATGGAGCCTGTGGTATTGGGAGCTTAAAACGGAGGTGATTAAAAAATGCCAAACCCTACTAAATCTGATGTTCATGTAAATCGCTTGCTGGGAAATATTTCGGTAGCAACCGTCCTGAAGGCAAGTATGTTTGTGGCCGCTGACCTCGCCCCGGTGGTCCCGGTGGAGTTCAAATCCGACCGCTATGCAGTGTACGACAAAGGCGATTGGCTAAGAGACGAAGCTTTGCCCCGTGCATCCGGGACGGAGTCCGCCGGTGGTGGATGGGATATCGATACAACCCCCAACTACTCCTGTATCCGGTATAGCTTCCACAAGGACGTAGATGATGAGACGGCCAACAATTCAGAACGGCCCATCGACATGGACCGAGATGCCACGAGGTTCGTAACCCAAAAGATGCTTCTGAAGAGGGAGCGTTTGGTGATGTCCTCCTTCCTTAACGCAGGGATCTGGGCAAACGAGAGGGCCGGGGTGGCCTCGGCTCCTACCGCCAGCCAGTTCATTCAGTGGGACTCGGCCAGCTCCCATCCTCTCGTCAACGTCGAGGTCTGGAAGGAGCTTATTGGAAGCGTCACAGGCTTTGACCCCAATGTCATGCTCCTGTCCCCTAATGTGCTGGCCTGCCTCAAGAATCATCCGGATGTCAAGGACTGCATCAAATACACCAGCAAGGGCGTCGTGACGACGGACTTGCTCGCTGAACTCTTTGGTGTCGATAAGGTGATCGTGCCCAAGGCAGTTGTGAACTCTGCATCAAAAGGCGCATCCAATGTCGTAGCCCGTGTTGTTACAAACAAGGTCTGGCTGGGCTATGCTGCACCTGAGCCTTCTTTGATGACGCCCACAGCGGCTTACATCTTTGCCTGGACAGGGCTCTTCGGCAATTCGAAGATCGGCACCAGGATCAAGAAGTTTCGCATTGAGGAGATCGAGTCTGAGAGGATCGAGGGAGACATCTGCTTCGATGCCAAGGTAGTGGCCCCTGACATGGCCTGCCTGGCTACGAATGTACTGGGAACGCCTTAAACAGGCCTCCCTCTCTCATTATTTTTGGGGGTCTTTTGGATGCCTTACACGGGTGAGCCGCTTACGGTAGACCGTGATGCTGTGCGGCTAATGGTCGGAGACAAGGACAATGAGGATCTTCTCCTTTCAGATGGGGAGATTGATTTCTATTTGGCCAAGAATGAGAATAAAGTCCTGGCTGCCGCCGAATGCGCGGAAGCTATTGCCGCTCTGCCCAGGATGCAGCAGCCCCAGGCCGGAGACTCGGGAGGAACGCCGGTTACTAGAGCAGATCATTATCTCAAGCTCGCCCGGCAGCTACGCAGCCGGGAGGTGGTGGTGGAGGTAAAAGCAGAAGAGAGCATTGTGGCAGCGCCGGGCTGCAGCTCTCAGGCCCTGCACAGAGGAGCGCTCTTCGGGCGTGGAGTCTGCCTATGA